AAGAAAATTGAAAAGGCTGATAGTTGGGTTCAAGATTTAAAAAATGGCAAAGGTGGATATCAAATGAATCCAGCATTATTTAAGCAAGCAGTAGAAGAAAGAGATAAATTAAGAGAAATAGATAATGTAAGGAAAATACAATATGAAGATGAAGAAACATTAAACAAACTTACTAAGAAATATACAATGATTCTTGATGCTGATAAACAGCTTAAAGATGGAATGGTAAATAATCTTATTGAAGTATTTAAAGAGCATGATAGAAGATTTCAAGATTTTTTATCTCCAGAATATAATAGTAATGAAGAAAGTAGAAAGAAAGCAGAAGATATTTTAAGAAGAAATATAGAATCAATATTGCCAGAATATTATGCAAGAATGACTCTTGATAATACTGAAAGACAAGAAAAGGCTAATCTATGGTTTGGTAATAGATTACAAGATAATCTAAATGAAATACAATCTGGAGGAGAAATGTTCATCAATTCTCTTTTTGAGCAAAGAGATATCTTTGCTGAAATGGCTTTATATACTGCTGGTGTTTTTGAAGCAGCATTTGGAAATTTTGAATATGATGAAAATGGAAATTTGATTATAACAAATACTGACCCTATATCTGGACAAGAATATACTGATAGAGTTAATAATACTTTTTTACAAAGATTTTTACATTCAAAAACGGTTAAAAAAGCTAATGAAATTCAAGAGACAGGATATTATGATAGCGAAAAAGCTAAAGAAGCAAGAAAACAAGGATATAAGAAAAACGCAATATATAACGTTGGAACTGATAGAGGATTAGTTGACCAATTATATGGTGCTGCCACTCTTGCAGAATCTTCAGCACAAACAGCATTTACTGTATCTACAGCAGCAATAGGAGGATTGGCTTCTACTGTTGCAAGAAAATTAACTGGATTAGCAACAAAAGGTGTTGCAACCGCAATGCTTACTACAAATAAGACAACATTCCAAGTTCTTAACACAATGAGAACAATGAGAAAGGCATCAGATATTCTTTCATATTTTGTTTATGGTGGCGTATCTGGCACAATGGAAGGTTTTCAGAATGCTAATGAAACGTATATAAATTCATTAACTTCTGACATGAAAAAGTATAATGAATTTTCTGGAGGATTGTTTCTTGATGGCAATACGTCGTATGATGATATAAAAAACACTACGTTATATAAGGAAAATCTTAAAAGACTTAAAGAAGAACAGGCAGAACAAAATAGTAAAGCTCAAAATGTCGAAGGAAATACTTTAACAATAGATTTAGATTCTCCATATATTGAAGAAAAAGCAGTAATGCAAACTATTACACAACTAAACAATCTTGTTAATGCGGCAGATGAATTTGCAGCATCAGCAGCAAAAAGTGATTTTATATTAAATTCTGCAACAAACGGATTAATAAATTCATTTTTCAAAACAGGATTTCAAATACCAGCAGTTAAAAGAGCAGTTAATTCAAGCAAGATAGGTAGTGCATTAAATGACTGGGGAAAAAGAACAGAACTTACTATTGAAAATGGAAAATCTGTTGCAAAAACATATTATACTATTCCTGCTAAAATTGCAAGACCTTTGAAAACAGTTATAGCTGAAGGTGGTGAAGAGGGAATACAAAATGTATATGACCATGCCATGGTTGCTAAAAATGACTATGCATTTGATAGATATTTGGAGAATCAAATATGGGGAAATGGTCAAGGATTACTTGAAGAATATTTAAGCGATGCATCAGCAGCAGCGTGGGAAGCAGCAGGAGAAGCTTTAAAATCTACAGAAACATGGAAAGAAGCTGCAATGGGTAGTCTTGGAACATTAATGCCAACATTTGGTCTTGGATTAGGAAGAAATACAGGAAGATTAAATAGAAGCGAAAATGAAAATGCAATTTCATATTTATACAAGGTGTCTCCAATTAAATCGACTATTGTAGATGAAGCAATTTCTATGAATAAAGAAATGGAAATTGAAAATAAAAGATTAAATACAATAGCAAATTTCTTTAATTCAAAAGAGTTTAAAACTAAAATGAATGCAATGGGATTTGCATTGTCATCTAATCAAAACTCTGAAGAAGATGGTTATGACCAAGATGAGAAAAATTTAAACTATCTTTCAAAGGTTGCCGTAATGCTTGATGTAATTAAAAATACAGAATATGGAAAAACTGTTAATGAATACTTTGATAGATTGGCATCAACAGATTTCAATACAAATAATGAAGAAGGAATAAAATTTGTTAAAGGTGTTGTTAATGAAATGAGATTACTTGATGAATCTCTTAAAGATAAAACGGATGAAGAAATATATAATGAAAGAAAACAATTTGCAGAAAATCTTTTGGAAATAAAAGACAAGGCCAAAGAATCTTCAGATTATGTTAATTCATTATTTGGAGAAGGTATTGACCCATTTTTAAAAGATTATATAGCACATACTCATCTTGAGTTAACAATGCTTGGGGAAAATAAAAATAATGTTGACAAACAGATAGTTAATATACTTAGTGAAATTGATGATTTACATTTAAATGAAGATGATGGGAAAATACACTTCTCTGATTTATCTGAAAAGAATAAACAGAACTATATTAAATATGGAAGCAATATAGATATTGTTCAAAAAGAATGGGAAGGAGCAAGTGATTTATTGAGAACAAGAAGAAAGTTAGACCAAGCTGTAAAAGAAGGTAGAATAAGTAAATTTATGGCTGAAAGACAATTCAAGAAGTTTGAAGAAGAGCTTGATGCATTACAAGATTATAAAAATTTTCTTGAAAAGAATAAAGATAAACTTGATTTATTTATTGATGTTAGTGAAATAAGGAATCTTGACCCTGTATTAAGAAGTGAATTTTTATCTAAAAAAGATGAAAGAATAAATAAATTTAAATATGGAAACAAGCAGAATAAAATATTAAATAATATAGGGAAAAAAGTTGGCGATAAAATATCTGAAAGAATCCAGAATGGAGATAAAATAAGCTCAAAATGGTTTAAAGATGCTCTTGAATATTCAAAAAAAGCAAATGTATTTGCGAAATCAGCAGTTGCATCAATAAGCGAGATTCTTGTTAATCCAGACAAATATATGAATGTTGTTATGGATGAGAGTGCTGAAAGAGGAAGAATTAATGGTGAAGCACAAGGTAAATTAAAAGAATTTGACTCTGGAACTGAATTATATAAAGCTGTTGAAGGAATAAATCAAAAGATAAAAGTATTAAGTAGAGATTTAAGGTCTGTAGATAACATAATGGAAATTGAAAGACTTAAAGCCTATAGAGATGCGTTGATAAATAAGAATTTACACAAAAATACTAAAGCCATAGAAGAATATGATAAGATAGCAAAAAATGAAAGAACATATATGGATGCCAAAAACAAACTTGGTTCTGTTGGATATGCTGCTGATGATGAAGATAGAAAAGTTACTCATTCAATGTTTAGATTCTTGATACTAAATAATATTGATATAAACGATTTAGACAAATGCATTGAATTTCTTAATAAGAATAGAGAAAAATATGAAAAATATGTAGAAGAATATAATAAAGAAAATGATGATAAAATACCTGTATATTCATGGGAAGATGAATATGAAAGACAAGTTGATGAAACAGAAGGAGATGAAGTAATAACAAAACAAAATGAAGGTCTATTAACTGTTTTTAAAACAGAATTTTATGCTATAAAAAAATACAATGAGAATATTGAATCAATTAAAGATAGCGTTGATAAAAATGAAAATAAACCTAATGAAAAACCAACACCAAAACCAGAAGCAAAATCAAAACCAGAAGCTCCAAAAGAAAGAAGAAGTGATTTTCAAATATTGTTTGGAAATGCTGAATACAAATATATTGAACAATTAAAAGATGATGATGACAAGGATATTAAATTATCTGATGATGAATTTAAACAGATAGAGTATTTTGTTGTTGAAAATAAAATCAAAACATTCGATGAGCTTGTTAAAAAACTTAAAAAAAGTGAGTTTCAAGATATATATAACAAATTGAAAAAAGCTCAAGAAAGAGAAAAACAAAGAGAGGAAAATACAAGAATAGAACAAAAATTTGATAATTTATCTTTTCAACCAGGAAGAACACTTGGATTACCAAGTGAGAATATGTCTGTTGATGATGATATTTATGCTTCTGAAAATATAAGCTGGCTTGAGAAAAATATAGAAAAGATAAAAAATGATAAAACAAAAGAGCATTATAAGAAAGTACTTAATTTTTATAAGAATGAGATAATTCCTAACATATCGACAATAACAAAATTAAATATTGGAGAAACTGTCTATGTATATAAAAATGCAGATGGTTTATATATTATATTATGCAAATTAGATTCTGGTACTTATAATGTAAATGGAGAGAATTATATTCCATTGTCAGTAATGCCTTATGAAACGGACATAACACAACAAGGAGTGCAGTCATTCAACAAGCTTAAAAACTCAGATGAAGTTGGATTTATATCAGACAATGATGGAAATCCATTAGAATTTTCTCTTAATCAAGTAATCACAAATAAAATAGAAGGTTCTTCAATTGAAGAAATTGATGCCAACGATTATATTAATAGTCAACAAAGTGATAGTGAGCTAATTAATGAAGCTGAAAAAATATCATTATTAAATAAATTATTTGTAGATAGAACAGATGCTCATAAAAACCTTGCATATAATGATGGAGAAAGAACATTATATATAAGAGTTAAGAGTGTTTTTGATGCAAAAACAACTATAGGTAATGGAGAGGAACAAAGTGTAATATCAGTATTTAAGGATGAAAATCCAAGTATTGATTATATTAATGCTGTTTCAAAAAATAAATTGTTTAATGGTGTTTTTTGGGCTATAGAAGATGCAGTTACTGGTTTAAATGATAGTAATCAAAAAGAAAAGGCTGAAACACTAAAGTCAAGAATGGAATCATTCTTTTGGCTTTCAAGTGGCAGGGAATATGTTTTTTACTATGAGGATGATGAAAACAAAAATAATCAACTTGTTCTGGCTATTAAAGAAATAAACAAGAAAGGACAAGAAAGAACGGTTGCAAAAGCTTTTGTATCACCTAATGATAGCGGCGTTTTTGATTATGAAAATATTAAAAGAAGTACATACGAGTTTCTTAGAAATTGTTTGTATGATACCAACGGCAAAGAAATTAAAAATGAATATGGCAATTCTGGACTTGTAATACAATTAAATTATAGTTCTACAGAAAGATTACAAGAAGAATTAAAAGATGTTAATAATAATCCAGACAACTGGGATGAAAAGAAAGACATTGGTTCTATTATAAACTATAATAGATTTTTCTACTTACTTGATAATGGATTTTTGTTTATCAAACAACAAAGAGATGTTAGTAGAAATCTGCAAGGAATAAAAATTGAAAGAAAAATTTCAGAAAACAAACAGCTTGATATTGATAATACAAGAAGTCTTATTTCAAAAGAAAATACAATAGACCAAAACAATATTCTTGAAAGAATAATTAATATTCAAAAAGATAAAAGAATTAAGAAAAATAAAGCAAGCAAAAATGCTAATCATAAAACTGTTACGGGAATTGTTTATGGTGATAAAGGAGAAAAAGATGATTTTGAAAATCCTATAACAAATGTAGGTAATAGAATAGTTGGAAATGAGATTGATACAATTGCAAGAGATTTGTTTGCTAATAAAATATATTATAACAAAGATTATAACAAAGATAGAGATAAAAATTCTAATAAATATTATATTGTAAAAAAAGGAGAAGATATAGATGTTGTTAACTATTATGGACTTCCAGGAAACATATTGAATATAGTTATAGATTCTTTAATGGAAATTAAAAATAGTTTTGCAAAAACAATATTTGTAACAGATTCATTATATTTGTTTGATGAAATAGATGTTGATGGTGAACTTCAAAACGTGTCTGCTGACCTTGATATGATTGGGGTTACACCAGAAGGAGATGTAATATTGTTCGATTTTAAAACTGGAGGAACAAGTGCTGAAGAGAATTTTGAGAAGTGGAGTAAACAGACAGAATTGTACAAAAAACTTCTTGCAAAAGCAGGAATTAATGTAAATTCAAGAAAAATAATTCATATAAAGAATGACCTTGATAAAACTGTCAAGAATTCTCTTCAAATGAGTGTTGAAGATTTGATGCAAAGTGATAGAGGAAGGAAAATACTTAAAAATAGATTTAATGTTGATGTTGATAATATGACACAAGAAGATATACAAAAGTTAAAATTAGATATTAATATGCTTGGATATTCTTCTGGAAGCTTTGTTGAAATACCAAATAGTGAATTTAATGATGCAGTAATAGTTGATTTAGAAAAACCAGAAATTAAAAAAGAAGCAAAAGAACAAACACAAAATCAAGATGCATGTGGAAAAGGTGTTGTTACTAACAATAGTACTAGCAATGTAAAAAAAGGATTTATACCAGGTAAAACTCCTAGTTTTAATAATATTAAATAAATATAATTATGGCAAAGAATTTTTGTATTGATATTGAAGGAAATTATAATTTCTTTAAAGATGTTGCTAACAAATTCAATCTTGATATTAATTATGCAGCTTATTTATTAGGAGAATATCTAATAGAAAACGATTTAACATTAGATGATTATTATTCAAATCAAGATGGCTTTGTTGATTATATAGAAACAGTTAAATATAATAATTTAAACAAAATAAGAGCTAATGATGTTGATTATTTATTAAATGTATTTTGGCTTAAAATAAATAAAGTATTAAAAGGTCATATATCTGATGCAACTTCTGATATGATGTCAGCAGTAATAATGACTGCAAAAAAATATCTTGCTTTATATAATAAAGCATATCCAGAAAACAGAATGAATATAGATGAATATATATCAAATAAATTTGATTTTATTATTGAAAAAGTATTTGTTTTTTTTAATGATGAAAGATGTTATTCTGAACAGTCAATTAATGCATATAGAAATGGATGGGAAGATGAGAATGGAAACTTTAATGAAGGGTCTATTGCTTTAACAAAAGAAGTTTCAGAAGGAGACTCTGCTGGTAATGCAAGAAAGCTTTTAAATACAAGAATATCTCAAATAGCAGAACAGGAAACAAGAGTTAATTTCCTTAATGAAATGCTTGTTACAGGAAACTGGAGTGTATTATGTTCAATAGTAAAAAAGAATCTTGCTGACATATATGGAATAAAAATAAAAAATAAATCATACGAAAACAATGAATTAGAAAATAATGAACTTGTAGATAGTGAAAATGAACAACTTGATGATTTATATCCAGAAGAAGAATTACCTAAAGATAGATGGATGACTAAATCAGAAATGACTTCTAACTATAAAACAGCTTCAGCTTCTGTAAAATTATTTTTATCATTTATTCCAACACGCCAAAAATCAATTTTAGGATTTGACAAATATTATCCACCAAGACATCTTTATGATAGAATACTTGAATCGACTTATGGAATAAAAGATAGTGGAGAACTTATTGAAAGAATTAAAAATTTAAAAATAGCTTATGAAAACGAAAAAAAGGAAGATATTACAGCAGAATATATACAAAGCTTTATAATTGATGCTATTACAAATGATGATAGATTAAAAACGGATTTCTTTGTAGCATTTTCAAGAATAAATAAGGATTTTAATTCATTCAAATTTATAAAAAAGAAAGATGGAAATATACAAATAATGAGTCAGAAACTAAATAAAGTTTATGAATCTGAAATGTTTGAACATGCTTATGCAGAACAATTAAGAACTGGAAGAAAGAAATTAACACAAGAAGAGTTTAATAAGGCAAAAGAGCTTGTGCTTCAAATAGCCGGATTAAAAAATATTGTTGTTAAAGGAGTTGCAAAATCTTTTAAAGATATTGATTTTAAACGCAAAATATCAATGATTTCTAATTTATATTTGATATTCGGATTAATAAATCAATATAATTCAAAAGAGGTTGAAGATGCTATTTTTAATATGGTTTATTCAAAAAATAAATTGAAATTTACTAATAGTTTTATTCCTGCAATAAAATCTCTTATTCAGAAAGATGACGTTGATAATAAGGATTATGATAAAATAAAAATGAACTTTTCTGCTGGTGGTGATATTAAAAATATTAAAGAAGCATTGGAAAGGTCATTTTTAGTACTTGAAGAATATTCTAACAAAAGAAAATATTCACGAACGGCTAAAGTTAGAAATGAAAAAGGTGAAACGGTTACAATGTATTGTGACCAACTAAAATCATTTATGACTCAGATTGAACAAGATATACAAACAATAGCATTTGATGATTCTTTAGATGAAGAAGAAAAAAAAGAAAAATTAAATGAATATTTTAAAGAAAAATTCCTTGACTCTCCTTTCTTTATGAGAGATGATAAAATATACAATATATGGATTAGAGACATTGTTAATGATTTGTCTTTTGCGGAAAATTTCCAAATAAGAATAAATATGGGAATAAATAAAAAGCATGTTAAGAATTATGGCAACAAAGACCGTATTAAACAAATGCTTGGAGGATTTTATCTTGATAGCGGAGAAAAGAAAAATACAAAATTCTGGTGGTGTCCTGTAATGACTTTAGGTGATTCTGAATCAAATCAATCAATGAAAGTTAAAAAGTATGGCAAGTATGATAGTGAAGGATTTAATAAAAATGAAATTGTAGATGCATTATATGATGTCTATCAACAGGAACTTGAAAGAGATGCTATGATAGATAGAATAGTAAATGAAGCAAAAAGAAAAGGAACAACACCATTATTGCCAAGACAATTCTGGGATAAAAAAGATAAAAACTATAAGTATGGTAAGTGTACCTTCCTACCATTTTTGAATGGAATTAAAAATAATCAAGAAATGGTAAAGGCTGCAATAAGTCAACACTTGATAGATATAGCTTATGAATTTTATAATGAAATAAAAGAATATGGTCTTGAAAATGAAGCATCATCAATGCTTAGAGGATTCAAAGCTATTAACGAAATTAAAGTAGATGAAACAATAGGAAATGATAATGAAGCAATTGCTGATTATAACAAAAGATTAGATAAAGCAATTGACAAATCTGGAATAATGGATTTTGTTGCAAACTATGCTCTTGCGGAATGTATGCAACAACAGTTATTTAATATTGATAACGCTTATTTTGCAAATACAAAGGATTTGCAAAAGAGAAATAAAGGTAATTATGCTAATGGTGATTCAATAGATACAGATGCAACAGATTATGATGGCAATAAGTTATGGGAAAATCCTATGCAGAAATGTGTATATATGAAAGAAATTATATTAAATGCAGAAGATACTGACCTAGATTTTATGAAATCAATAATATATCAATTTGCAGATGATAAAGAAAGAGCTAAGGAACTTATAAATAGTGATGATTGGAGAAATGAAGATAAAATAAAAAACATTATTGGGGATTATTTCTTTGAAAATGTATATAGTAAATATAAAAAGAATAAAGTAACTGATGGCCAAGGATATAGAACGTTGGATTCTTACAGAAAAATATGCATATCATTAGGTGGAGATAAATGGGATGAAAACAAAGAGCAAGTTTATAAAAAAATAAAAGAATTAGAAGATAAAGAAGATGAGTTATCTCAAGAAGAATTAACAGAGATATTAAATTATCAAGCTGTTTTTCAGCCATTAAAACTTCATGGTAGATATAATGAAAAAATGAGAATAGAAGAAAATAGTGATGACTTCTATTATGTACCATCTGAACATAAATATGCAGAAATTGTTCTGATTCCAAAAATGCTTCCTAAAAATTCAAAAATTAGAAGAATAGCTGAATTTATGAAAAGACAAAATATAGATTTAGCTTGCTTTGATACATGTGTTAAGTTTGGTAGTTTTGGTGAAGCTAATTTACAGGATGATAATAATGATATTGAAGGTGCTTTAAGCTCTGCATATATTCATGAGCTTGATGTTCATGGATTAAAATTACAATCAAATGTCCCTTATCATGGAAATGCTGATAATCTTTTTGGTACACAATCAAGAAAGCTTATTTTAAATTCTGTATCTAAAGAAAAGCATTATTCTATTTTAAAAAATCTTGGATTTGAAAAAATTAAAATAGCAGGAAATAAATCAATTGATGCTAATAAGCTTGATGGAAAGAATTATTTTTCATTATATAATTCTTTAATAGCAGCTCAACAGCTTGATTCATATAATGACTTTTTAAATCAAATAACAACTAATAGAGAAATAGATTTTGATAAATTATCTAAATTATTAATTGATAATGGATTAAACAATAATAGAACAAGGTTTGAGCAGATATTCTCTTTCCTTAGAAGTAATAAAGATTTGTTGTTAAGTTATTTTGAGCATCTTAATAATGACAGTGATTTTGTAATGCCATTAAACGAAGGTAGCATACAATATGAGGCGTTTAGTTTATTGGCATCAATATTCAAAAATAAAGTAAACAAGCAGAAAATTTTAGGTGGTTCTCTTGTGCAGGCATCAGCATTTGGATTTGGTTCAATAACTCTTGATAATTCTGGTGGACTAAAAACAGTAGTTGAAAACAATAATGTATTATCTGTTGAATGTGAAATTCCATTTGATTTTACTGTTACGAATCACAATGGAAGAAGGATTCAATTAAAATATGAAAAATATTGTAATGAAAATGGAACATTGAAAACTTATAATAATGGTAAAACAAAAATAGAAACTGACTATCCAGGAATACTTGATATAATAGCTTATCGTATTCCTACAGAAAGAGAGTATTCAATGCTCAAATTAAAGGTTGTAAGATGTAGCAAGGAAATTGAAGGTGGGACAATTAAAGTTCCACAACAATATACTACTGTTGCAGGCTTTGACTTCGATATTGATAAACTCTATCTTATGAGAAAAGAGTTTAAAACACTTAAACCAGAATGGGAGAAGTATGTTACAAGCAAAGAAAAATGGTATGAAGTAAAAAAAGATATTGTTGATGAATTAAGAAGTAATCCAGAGACAAGTAAGTATGTAACAAACCTTAAACATGGGTTTGAAAAAGAATTTACTGACCAACAAAAAATTGATATATGGGACCATATATATGCTGAAAATGAAGATTTAAAAAAAGCACTAAAATATGAAAGAGATGAAGCTAATAAAGGACTAACAAGAAGAAAGAAAAATGATTATCTTACAACTTATTTTGAAAAAAGTGCTTATGTTAAAAGGCTTGCAATAAAAAATGGATTCAAGGATGCAAAAGAATTTAAACATTCTTTATTTGCAGAAATGGCAGACAAGCTTGGAATAATTGAAGTTGTAAAAGATATAACGACTGAAACAAAATACTATACATTCAATGAAGAAGAAATATTAGCTGATGGCTTGACGGTTCAAGAATTAATCAAAAAAACTGCAAAAGAATTAGGAATAGTATTTAATGTAAATAAGAATGAAGGAAGATATGAGGAGTATAATCCAGAAAAAACAATGCTTGAAAATACAAGAGTTTCAAGAAATAATTTAATTCTTGAGTTTTTGAAAGATAGATTAAGTGACCCAGATTCTTCAAGGTCAAGATATTTTCCTGGCGGCTTTGCTGAATTAAAAGATATTGCAAAATATTTTAGATATATCAATAATAATCCAAGAATATCTTATGAAGAATTTAAAAGGTTAAATCCAAAAGATATTGATGAAGATGAAGAAATAATAAACCCATTGACATATCTTAAATATGAGAATCAAAATTCAATAGCAAGTAAGCTTATTGGTATGTTTGCTAATCATAATACAAACAATGCACTTACAATGCTAATGGATGAAATGTATTTGACAAAAGATGATGCAATAAGATTTGGAAAACAAAGTAAAATAAATTCAATACAATCATTTATAAATAAAGATGAAAATGTTACAAGAAGAATAGCGGAATTACTTGCTGCTTCTGTGGATGCAGTTAAAGACCCAGTATTCAGCTATCTTAACATTAACCTTACAACTGCAAATGTTGCAGTTACACTTGCAAGATTAGGGTATGATTTTGAGGATGTTGCATTATTACTTAATCAACCAATAATAAAAGAAATATGCAAAAGAATTTCAAATAATGATGAATCATATCTTGATACAGTATTACAAGAAATATCAAATGAACTTGGTGATAAATATAATAATCTAAAAAATGCAACAATTGATGATAATTTTCTTATAAATAATCTTGATAGTAGTTTTGATTCAGAAGAACAATATCAAATACTTAAACTATTTACAAAAATAGTATCTGTATCTAAAGAATTAAACTCTTTTGTTCAGAGTAGTAAATACACAGCAAGTAATTCATTCGGTTCTAATATTGGAGAATATTTTGAACAAAGATTTAAAGAAAAAAAGACTAAATATGAAAAAATAAAAATGACTCTTACTAATGGAATAACAACTCCAATCATTTCAACAGAAAATGAAAACATATCTCAAGAAGATTATCTTGAAAAATACTATAATCATCCATTCTTATTTGAACAATGTGCGTTTGATTGTTGTCAGAAATTTTTACAAAAAATGAATACAATTTTTGGTTTTGACAATAACATATATAAACCAATAATTGATGTTTTTGACTCAATAGCTATTAACTTAAATAGAAATATGAATGAAGATTTGTATAATAGAATTATAAGAATGATTCCAGATGTTTTGTTGAGTAAAACAGACAGTCTTTTTAATCCAAACACATATATTTCTTTTGATGGAAGAAAAATAAGAGTAAGTGAATATTATAGAGATGAGTTTCCTTATGAGATTTTGTCTTGGATGTCAAAACATATTGATAAAGTAAAAAAATATAAAATTTTAGATGCAATAACGCATACAAAATTTAAAGATTTGGGAAACCAGGAACATACTGTATTAAAAATAGAATATAAAACATATGAGGAAGAAAAATATTCTCAAGATATGTTATCTGAAAGCTGGGCTGATATGTTAAATGATGAAGATGAAGAAGTACGAAATCTTGCAAGACATTTGTTCTATTATTCTTTCCATATTGGTGGAACAGATTTAAATGTTTATTCATTCTTGAATCTTGCTCCTATAGCAGTAAAATTAAATGTTCCTGTTGGTATGGATTATTTTTATAGAGATTTTTTTGTTGATTTAAAAAATGGTAAATTAAACATTGATAGCTCATTTATTGGAAAGTTTATAAATGATTTTGTAAAAAACAATATAGATGATTCATTTTTAACAAGAAAGGTTTATAATGAGAAAATACAAGCTGCAATTGAGAAAAGAAGGGAAGGCAATAAAATAAGAATGACATTGAATTATGAAAATGATGAAGATAGAGCATTAATTAAATTCCTTACAAATGAGAAAGATAAAATATTATATGCATATCCTGTCATTAAGGTTAATAATACATATTATAAACTTGGAGAAGATGATAATATAAATATACTTGTTTTTGATGGAAGATATAATGATGAAGGTGTAGAAACAGAAGGAAATAAAATTAAAAAGGCAGTTGTAAGTCTTACATACAAGAAAATAAATATACCAAAGGTATCTAATGAACTTCTTGCTCTTGAAGGAGGAGCAGATAGAAATGAAGAAAATTTCTTTATAAATAGAAATGAAGATGAGGAAATATCTGAAAAAAACGATTCAAACTTAAATGATGAAGATTATGAACGCGCAGTAAACTTCCTTAATGATGCTCTTGAAACATTGGAGGACATTGGAGAGGAATTTCCAGAGGATGAAATGATTGAAATGGAAAAATTATCTGGAAAAGAAAGATTTAAAAAACAAGTAGAAATATTGAATAAATATTATGATAAATCTTCCAATATATTGTTTGAAGCATTTGGATTGTTGTATAGTAATGATGAACTTGATGATAATGAACTTACTGCTGAAATAAAAGAAATGAGAAAAAAATGCAATAATTTCAATACATTTGTTTCTAATTTAGGTTCTAAAGATTCATCGCATAGTGATGAAGAAATAAATCACTTATTCAATGGTCTTGTGAAGCTGTATAGAGAAAATAATGATTTTTCTGTAACGATTGATGGTGAAACTATAAACTTATGTTGATATGAAAAAGTTTTGTACTCTTGTTCCGTATGTAAAATCTAAATTTAAAGATAAACATGTAAAAAATAGTGAAGGGAAAAAGATTGTTAGTCCATTATGGGAAAAACTTATAAGCAATTTTGATAGAGATACAGCAAAATTGTATTTTAAAATTGCTTATTCAAAAGAGTTTATAGATAAGATTAAGGAAACCCATTTCCTTATAACCAATCCAGAAGTACCGAATGAGATAGATTTTGATTTTTTTGCAGAGATAACAGGAATTAAAAATTCAGAAGAATTACAAAATAAAATAAATGATTTAAATTCAACATATTCAAAAAGCGGAATAACTCTTGATGAAGCGTTAAATGATAGTGTTGAATTTAATAAGGATGATAGATATAATACATTCTTTTTATGCAGAATAGTAAAAAATAAAGACAATGATGAATTATATGATATAGATATAGTAAAAAAAACAAAAGATAACGAAAAACAATTAAGAGATTTTATTAATAATCAGACTGCTGTAAATTCATGTTTGTCAATACTGTCATCATTAGGATATAATATATCAAAGGATGATTCAAGATTTTTGTTTACAAATCCAGATGCACCAACAAAAATACTTGAAACATTTGAGAGTGTTATTATTCCAGATAACGTTGAAGAAACAAATGAAAATATATTAAAAACATTTGCACAAATGGTTTTTAATCTTGAAAAAACTATTGGTAGTACTCTTATTAACAGAGCAATAAAAAATTTAAATGATAATTCAGAAAAACTTGGGATATCAAGTCCATCAGATTATTTCATTGATTTAGTTGTGAAAGCAATGAAAAACAAAGAAAAGAATGATAATACTTCTATAATAGGTAGAGCAGTAAATTTTGTATTGGAAAGAATTTATAATTTTTATAATAGACTGAAAGGAATAGATGTAAGAACTGCAAGAAGCAATGCAAAATATATTGCTCAAAAATATTTAAGAGATTCTAAACTGATAAATGTTGACCAAAATGATAATGATGAGTCTAATTCAAATGAGCAAACATTATCAAGTATAGTTGATAATACAATAAAAAGTTTAAATATATTATCGACAAAATTTCAAAATACTGGAGATAAAATAGCGCAAAAAAGATTACAAGAGTCATTCTTTGATAATATAATAGATAATTATAGCAGATATGCAAAAGGATTTAATTCTATAGACACAAGATTGCTTTCTCAAATATTGCAACAGTTTGAAACATATTGTATAGGTTTTCAAAATGATTTTTTAAAAATTAAAGAATTAAGAAGCAGTGATGATAGTGTAATGGCTCAAATATCAATATGTAAAAAAATATATGAAGCAAGACTTGTTACAAATTGTATGAATGAAATACATGAAAGTTTATCTGTGTTCTTACAAAGCTTGCCAAGAGAGCATTATACAAAAACAACACAAGACCTTGTTGAGTTAAATTCAAAAATGAATGATTATCTTAAAGGATATAAAGATAAAAAAGACCAATATGTTGAGGGGTTACTTGATGTAATACATAAAGAAGAACTTGTATCTTTTACAACATTCCTTAAAAATATATATGGAAGTGATTTTATAAAAGCCAAAGCAGGTATATGTTTTGGAAGAAAACCTAATGGAAAAATAGGATTTTATAAAATAAAAAATGATGATGGCTTAAATTATGATATAGAAAAAATATTGAATGGTGATTATGAAGGAGAAACAAATGAGGAAATAAGTATGTTTAGAGCATGGCTTGCTACTGCATTTGACAATACTGATATAATGAGCAAATCAATCGATTTTGCAAACAAGGAATGTGAAGATGGCATAACAAACGAAATGGAGCATGAACTTGGAAAAATAAATAGTATTTTAAATGAGTTGTATGCAATTGATGGTTTTGATATACACAAACAATATTTGTTATTTGAAAAAGATAGACATGGAATAAACACAGGAAATTATATAAGTAAGTATAATCAATATTTATTTGAAAAAGATACAAAAGAGTTTCTTGCTGAAGAATTTAGAAAATGGGGAAGAGATTTTGAATCAAAACACAAAGGAACTCTCGATAAATACCCTACAAGAGAAAAAATGAATAGTTGGAATGCATGGAAAAAAGAAGCATTAAAAGACTATTATACAAAAAAAGATGAATTTGGAAATACAAAAGGCAAGGAAATAAAAGTTCATAGTGAAAAATATGATAGAGATTATACAATATGGATTGCTGGTGAACAATATTTGAATAAGGATTATGAAAAGCTTATAGAAAGATTTAAAGGTATAGATAAAGTACTTGACAAGATTATAGATTTTAAAAGAAAACAAGATGAAAAATTAAATGGATTTGGTGCTTCAAGTAAATATCTTGCTCCTCAGATAGATTCATATACTACAAATATGATGGCGAATGCAGTAGATGATAAATCGTGGGCTTATATAGGTTCATTAATGAGAAGAAAATTGCATAATATCTGCAATATAAATCAAAATAGTATAGAATGGGGAGCGGAAGTTAACAGAGTTGACCAACTTGGTTATAGTGATTTGTTTGACAAACAAATAATTAAAGATAAGAAGAAAGATGAAGCTATTGATATTAATACTCTTACAATATATGGTGTGAAAAAACTATATGACCCTAAATTAATGACAACAGATATTGCTCATGGATTAATAGCTTACACGAATATGGCAACATCTTATAAACATAAGAATATATTAATGTCAAATTTAAATGTTGGTCTTGAATTAATTGATAAAAGGAAAATATATAAAAGAACAAAAAGTGAGTTTGAAACTGTTAATACTGCAAGTAGTTGGAATAATAGAAGAATAAGGGCACAAATAAGAAACAATGTGTTAGGGAAAAAATTTAATGTAACACCTAGTCCATTACTTGTTATAATTAGAAAAATGGCTGCTATAGGAACATTTTTTGCTCTTGGAGGAAATGATATTACAGCATTTGTAAATCTTGGAACTGGTTTAACTGATGTAATGAGAGAGGGACTTGCTTCTGGAAAATATAAATTAAGCGATTTGATTAAAACAACTTTAATGTATAGTGCTGGAACATTAGAAAAAGGAGTAAAAACAATTGGCGGAAAAAAGCTTAATGATACAAACTTTGGAAATGAAATTACAGATAGTTTTATAGAAACATTTGAAAGAAGATTTAATATACAAAACAAGAATAGGGTTGTATATGACAACATAAAGGCAGGAAGAACACAGTTTGCAAAAGTTGTTGGTTCTATTCCAGATGCTTTTTTTGCAATGTATCAATTTGGTGATAATATTATGCGTGTATTACCAACTATGTCAGTATTTTACAATAAAAAAGTTATAAACATTGATGGTAGTACATTAAATTTGTTGTCATTATACAAACAAAATAAAAATGGAAGCATATTATATGCATCATCAAACATAGATGATTCTGAAGTATTAAACAAGCTTTACAATAATTTTGTTGATTATCTTAGAAGTGAAGAATCTGGAAAAATAATATTATCACCTCAAGAGAAAGAAGTTTTAATAAAATATGGATTAAGCGAAAAAGTTAATTCTGAAAAAGATTTATTAAAAATAAAAAGACAAATAGAAAAATTAGATTGTTTTTTTCTTTCTGACACAGATAATGATGCAAAAGAAAATATGGAAAAATTTAATTCAATTAATAAATTAATTGATGAAATATATGATAATGATAATTTAAATGAAATAATAAAAAATAATACTGATTTTATTAAAAGTTTAGGGGTAGAAAATTATGTTTTTTTGCCAAAGGCTGAATTTTTAAATGAACTTGAAAGAATTAAAAACGATTTAACATATACATTAAAAACCGAAAATAAAGTATTAGCTGAAACGAAATCAATGCTTACTGATTTTCATGGAGTATATGACAATATTGACGCTACATGGCTTCAATCAACATTTGTCGGTGCCTTGATTCTTGGTATGAGAGGATATATGCCTGGTTATCTTCAAAGGTCATTTGCTGGATATAATAAATGGACAGGAAAAGAAGGGTTTGTAACATCTTTTGCAAAAGCATTATTGTTTTATATGACATTTCAAGGTGGTGGTAAAAATGTAGCAGAAAAAGCAAAAAACTTCTTCAAACCAATATCATTTATAATATCTCCTTTTATAGCAAACGACCTTGTAGATTCATTAGTAGAAGATGGATTTTCAGAATATCAGGCACAGAATGTAGTAAGATTTGTCACAGAAGTATCAATAATTACTGCTGAGTTAGTAATGAGAACTATGATAAAATCGGCAATAGCATCTCTTGGTGATGAAGAAAAAAAAATAAACTTAACACAAGAAGAATTAGATGATATAGAAATAAGAAAAAATAGACTTTATAGACGGTTGTATATGATAGAAAGACTATTATTTGAAAGAATGGCATATATAGAACCAGGAACAATGAAAAAGGAATTTTCGAGTGTTACCAATATTATGCCATCTGGATTAAATGTTTTCTTTAGAACAGCTGGACTTGTAAGAGAAGGGCTTTTAGTATGGTGGTTTAATAATGAAATAGACAACGTAACATTAAATGGAACATTAGACCCAATCAAAGATAGAAGCGCAATAAAAGCTAATCTTGATGAATTGTTTTTGCAACATCCATCACTTAAAGGTCTTATTTATGAAAAAAATAGTAAAGTTAATGGATATAGTATAGGAGAATCTAAATTCTTGAAAGATATTCAAAAGAAAACGCCTTTTATTAGAGATATTTACTGGTATAATAATGCAGAAGAAAGATACAGGAGTTGGATTTTCTTTAACAGACTTGTTAATTAAAAAAAAAGGGTAATGCCGTTAAGCACTACCCTTTTTTTTATACACTAATAGTCATTGAATCAAAATTGATAACAATATTTAAGTCATTCATAACTTTAGACCCTATTATCCCAGAAAGCTTAATTTTGTTTTCCTTTTCAAGAGTCTCAAATGAATCACAGCAAATGTTCTCGCCAAACACACCCCTAAACTTTTTCTTTCCTATTGAGAAAGGAATATCAAACATTCTAATCTTTCTTATATTTGAAGTATAATCAATGAATTTTGTATATCCAATCTCTTTAAAAGAATTATCAATTATATCTTCATTGATATAAGAAACATCACTACCTGTATCAACCAAGAACAAATAATATTTGTCTTTAATCTTAATCTTCAACGTTGGAAGATTAATCTTATTATAAATCTTTTTGAACGATACAAGCATAGAACAAACTTTCATTAGAGTTATCTTCTTCAGTATCTTCGCTATATCTTTCAATATAAGTAGCAAGATTTGATTTCATCTCTGGTCTTTCTCTTATAATAAAATACTTTAATAATTCCATATAAGTATCACCTTTAAGACTAAAAGACTCAATATACTTTTGTGCAGCATTTAATATCTGTTCATTGGTATATTTTCCATAAAACTTGAAGAATTTCTTTAGAGCAAGAGTAATTTCCTTTTTATTACCTCTCCAATACCATTTATTATCTTTCTTTCCAGAAGGCCACATGGATTGAAGTTTCTCACAAAGCTTCTCAACGTTTTTATCATCAGTCATAACTTCTGAATCACATAATACTTTCTGAACAATATTTGCTGCTTCTTCCATAAGAATATCATCAGAATACATATACCCACGATGTTTCAAAGATTCAAGAGTATTGTTGTAATTAAAAATTGTACCTTGAGTTTCTTTTATAAACATCATTAATAAAAACTGAGTGAAAGGAATATTATATTTCCTTAATGCTTTTTCATCAATAACTATTTTCATAACATTTCATTTAAAAAGTTAATATCCATTTGTAATCTTTGTTCAGGTATTTTAACCTTCTTCTCACCTTGATATTTCTTAGCAAGAGCATACCATTTATTAAGCATTTCCTTGCTATCTATATCTCTCCAAGAAGGTAATTCATGATACCAAGAAATAGCACCATCAAAGAATAATGGCATAAGTTCACCAGCAGAAGCAGCACCATCTCTGTTTAAAACACATTCTAAGAATCTTATATTATCTCCAAATCCACCTTTAATCTGATACCCACAATAAGATTCTATCTCATATTTTATTGGAGAGAATAAACCAAACATAACATTGCAGTAATTACCAGTATAAGTTGAGTCTGCCAATCCTTCTTTTGATGGTCTAATTTTGTTAATTTTAATATTTTGTGCAGACTCTCCTTGTGTGTTTTGCTGTTGAATGATAATTGTTGACACTTTGTAAATATTTCTAAATCCTACACAATAATCTACAATCTTGTCAATAGACTGCTTTAGAGTAAATCCTCTTTCTGAAGTACAACAAGATATATGGTCAATGAATATAAGATTTATACAATTAGGATTGTCTTCAATATAACCTACTATTTTTTCTTTCTCTTCTTCTACAACTATTTCTTGGTCAAATTCATTTTTGTCTTTGTATTTCACTTTATATTTTTCTGTTTCTTCTTTTCCATGTTCACACAAAAAAGTTCTGACAGTTTTTCTTATAGCTGTAGGATTAGTTTCGGTAATATAGGTTACATGCTTATTCCAATAATCCAACTCAGCCTTTATACGTGGGTCATTAAGCTTATTTAGAATATCTTCTGGAATAATGTTATTACCTGAACTTCTTAGTTTTGCTGGAGAAACACGTACTTTGAAATACTTAAACAGCAAGTAAGACATAAACCTTTGTTCAACTCTTTCAATAGACTCTTCCCAATTACAATAGAACACATTAAACTCAATATTATGCTTCATGCAAAAGTCTATTGAATTGTAGAGAAAAGCCCATGAAGTAAATTGAGTCTTTGAACCTTTTGAATATGAACTAGTTAGCAATATTTGTTCTTTCTCCAGTCCAGGATATATACCTCTAAATCCTATAACAGGAAATGGTACAGTTAATACCCCACCTGTTTCAAGGATTCTCTTTCTTTTGTAAATATCATCTAATCCTCGCATTTCTCACAAGCTTTAATGAAGTCTTTAATAAAATCAAGTCCTAATTTGTTGAAAACACTATGCAATTTATTTGTTGAGCCCCAATCATCTTGAAATGCAATCAAACAATTTTCATCAATATCTTTAATTGAATTTATTCCATATTTACTTTTAATATCAAACAAATCCATCAACTCTTTCCAATGTTCACCTAAAGTACCTTCATAAGATTTCTTAGGTTTAGATTGCTCTTCTAATCTTACTAATTGGTCTTTTTGACATTTTTCTCTAATATCATTGTTATTATCAAGATAATCAATGACATCTTGCATACGAGTATTTACAAGTTTAATTATACGATTAATATCATCTTTTTTTATAATATTACCATTATTATATTTACCATCTATTATTAAACTATTATGTTGCATTGCAAGTTGTAATCTTGTTTTTAAATCATCTATATCCCATTGTGTCAAATGACATACAAATTTTAATTGTACTGTAGGTTTTGAATATCCAGTAGTCCAAAGACCATTAGTTGTGTTAGTTGAATAAGTGTAAAGATTTTTGTCATAAAGACTAAATTTATCCACATCCCAATCACTACCAGCATTTTGCTCATCAAAAGCAAAGTTTAGAAGTTCATCTTTTTGTTCTTCTTTGTACCATTTACTAATGTATGGTACACGTTCAATTTTCTTTTCCATTTGTTTAAAATTTTAACTGTTAGACATTTAATATTTCTTGTGTACTACTTACACCTTTAATAAACCTTAATCCATTAATTATACTTTTCCAATCAAGCATACCCCAAAAGAAAAGTTTCTTTGCATCTTCTCTTATTGTTGCTATTACCCACCATTTACAATCTAATTCAGTGCCATTTGCTTTCTCAACAGCTATAATATATGAACAACTACTATCTTTGTAATCTAAACATAATAAATAACCACCTTCTATATAACTTTTAAAATATGGCAATTCATATAATTGTCTTAGAGTTTCAATTTCATAGGTTTTCAAATCAAAACCTTCAAAATAGTTTGGCAGATATTCCCTAATTTTCATCTTCCCAATCAATTAAATCTTCTTCATTATTAATATCACTCATATTCACTTCACCTTCAATGTTGTAATTGAGAATAGGATTAGACATCCATTCAATATCTTCAAGGTTATATCCTTTGTCTTGAAGCATACATTCAACGTCATAGGTTTCTTCATATTCAGGTGCTGAGAATATATCACAACAACCTCTTGCGTAGTCTAAAACATAGTAGAACATAGTTTAAAATTTTAATTCATGTTTATCCAAATATTCTTTTTCTTTTTCAGAAATAGCCATTGAAACTTGTTTCTCAAAAGCAAGATATTTGCTCATTTTAACTCTACCTTCCATTGCCATCGTAAACATGGCATTTCTGTGTTCAACTAACTTTGAAAGTTCTTTACCTAAATCTTCATTGTTGTTTTCCATTTTCAAAATTGTTTATAAATAATTTGCATTTTTCTTCATTAACATAATAAACTCCACGACTTCTTGTTGTAAGTAAATCTTTTTCCAATAATAATTTTAGAATTGTATGTTTCTTTTTTAATAAATTATTATCAATTAAATCTTTTTTAAAATTGCAATCCCATGTTACAATAAAAGGATTACTATCCAATGGTGAACGTAATGAATATTTTATACACAACATAATAAAATCTATAACATTTCTTTTTTCTAATTTTGAAAAAGGAGTTCTTGTTTTATTAAGGTTTTTGTCTATTGGTTTTTTTTTATAAAAACGAAATTGTTTTATTATATCATCACTATAATGAAACCACTCATCTCTATATTTTAAATTTTCAAACATAGAATGTAATTCTCTTTCATAATCACCATTAATAACACTTAAAAGCTTATAGTCAGCATTATGAGTATTATATTGTTTTAATCTATGTTTTAAATTAGATGTATATCCAATTTTTAAATAGTTTCCTTGTTGAATTAAATATGTAACTTCTCCATTATTCATATTGGTTCTTTTAAAATTTGTAAAATTAATTTAGCTCTATCACTTCTTTTGCCTAAATAAGCAACTTGTGGATTAATTCTATAGACAGCATTTTTTACTTTTTTTAAAAGTCCACAAACACATAGTTCCTTTAAACATCTTGAAAGATTTAGTTTCTTTTCATGTTCTATATCCTTTGCAAACAAAGGATTATTAGTACATACAAGATTACCTTCTCCTTCATCTTTAAAAGCATGTTTCATACAAGCAATAAATACTTTTATTGATTGCCCTGTAATTTTATCACATGCAAACAAAAACAAACTTGCATATAATTTAAGCCATTGTTCATCATCAACAACTACTGTTTCTTTTAATTCTGTTACCTCACCAGTTATATTATCAAGTAAAGAGTAACATTCATTTTCTTTTTTAACAAACACTTTCCCCATATTTTTGAAACATTCGTTATGCAAATATACAAATTATGTATATTTCTAACAAACATTTTGTTTAAAAAAAATACAAAAATGTAAATACACAATAGTATTAGTCGCATACATATATGTTTTGAAAATATACATATATGTATATTAAAAAGCATTTAAGTTTTTGCGAATCAACAACTTAACTACTTCATTTCTTCTATTCTATTCTGAATAAATAAAAAGAAAGAGCCACTATCTAGTAGCAGCTCTTATTTCTCAACCAGTACATCTTATACTCCAGCAGAGTATATTCTATTTCGAATAATATTTGTAATAAACCTTATTAATATCAATATCTTTTCCATGATTGCAAATCATATCAAGAAGTTCAAAGTCATAATCATAATCTGGTAACTTATCACGATATTTTAAAAGTCTTGGCCAATAATCAAAATCATCTTTATTATATTGAATTTTGTTATCATCTAACAGCTCTGCTATATCATTGATAATATAATCATCCTCATAGATTTCCATTCTATCTAAAACACCTTCTGCATTATTATAAATTTCACTTTGAATATCTCCTAAATTTGCTCCTTGCAAATCAATTAATCTATATCCTTCGTTTCCATCTTCATCTTTGTCTTTTAACAGACTAAAATCAATCATATCGAGAAAATCAGCAAAGATTTCTTCCCATTTATTCAGTTGTATATTCATCCCCAAATAAAAGTTTAAGTAGTTTTTCTAAATTGTAATCAGGAATAATATCCTAATAAACCATTATTTTTAAAATAGTTTCAACACTATATCCACATTCATACTGATTGTAAGTATCAGTATATTCCATTAGTTTTTCAATATCTATATTTCTCCTTTCTTCAAGTGTTTCCATAATTACTTATTTTTTAAATAAAATTCTTCAGCTTCTTTCTCATCATCACTATTCCAAATAGCAGTGCTTGTAAGTTCATATTCACAATACTTGTTTACAAGGTCAAATAACTCTTGTTCAAACTGCACAAGGGAATTGTTTGCTTTTAGGTTATCAACAATCTCTCTTGGCATTTCAGCTGTAAGATATGTGTAAGGCATAAGTCCTACACTCATATCACCATCATCAGCAATATAAAATTTAATTGTTTCTTCTTTCATAATTATTCTTTATTAATAATGCTTATAGCATGTTCAATATAAGTTTTTGCTTTCTTTAAATCATCAACAGGTGTTTCATGTTTCTTCTTGCATCTAAACAAGTATTTAACAGCATTTAGAATGTCAAAATTAAACACAGCATCTTCACCAAAAGCATCTTTCATTATATCAATAAGCTGTTTATCTCCTACTTTGTAATAATCATTTTCCATTTTTATTAATTTAATTGTTAAACAAAAAAAAGAGCTACATAATGTAGCCCTTCCAATTTAATATGAGTAAAAAAACTTCCGTTACAAATATACGAAATTTTTAATTACCACTATCACCAAATCCAGTAGAACCTCTATCTGAATCAGATAATTCTTCAACTTCTTCCCAGCCAATTTTTTCACTCCAATCAAGGTGTATTTGAGCTATCTTATCACCTACTTTATATCTTGGCATATTTGGTAATACGTGATAGAATATGCAGTATATCTGGCCCCTATAATTGTCAATAGTGGCAATACTATTACTCAACACCATACCAGTTTTATAAATTGAAGAGCGTGGTCTAATAGTAAGTCCTGGATATAATACCCGTTTTTCAGCAAAACCATATTCCAAATCAACTCCAGCAACTTTAACAACATCTCTTGGTACTCTTTCTACATACTCAATAGCAATACCCAATCCATATCGCCAAACATTAGGAGCTACCTCTTCCTCACTAACTGCCCATACATCATAGCAGAAATCATCATCATGTGCCTTTTGTGGCATCTTTGCATCTGGGTGCAATTTCTTAAATTTAATCCTCATTATTATTTTTTTTTTTAAATTCCCAATAATCTTCACATTTAGTATCGCAAGTTTTTAAAAACATTGATACAGGATAATCGATTTTGTTTCTTAATAACTCAAGGTATGCTTGATACCTATAGCAAGTATTTTTATCTTCGCAATGTTCATTATTGCAGTGTGTAATATCATGATTCATATAAGCTGTTTAAAAAATCATTTAACGTTTCTTTTTTCTTTTTAATAGGCTTTCTATCTTCAATAAACTTGTTCATCTGTTCTTCGGTTTTCTGAACAAATCTATCACAGGTAATATCATTTTGAAATTTTTTCCATTTACTAAATGAACATCTAAGCATAAATGGAACACCATTTAAATCAAGGTTAATAAATGTTTTATCCCATTCACTAAAAGCGCAATCAGTACAATGAAATTCAGGTTCTTTCTTCTCTTGTTTCTTTGATTTTCTAACTTTAATCATATTCATAATTGTTTCCACAAAGATAAAAAATAATCCCTACGTACAGTCTGCACATAGGGATTATTCTTAACCTAACAAGAAAGTTAGGCGTGGCACATTATGAGTAAATTACAAAAGAGCAATTCCAAAAATCATTGCAACAACAACTGCAATCTCAAGCCAGAAAGTAGTATTATTCCATCTATTACAAAGCATACCAACTAATCCAGCCATAGTACCAATCCACAATGGAAGGAACATGCCATTTATTACAAAGAATAAAATAGCACTACCAGCCCACAATCCAGCACTGATATAATGAGTAGCTTTTGTAAGTGTTTCTTTAAACATAGCAGCACCACCTACAAAACCCATTCCAGCTATTGAAGTAAAGCACAGAAACTGACATCTATAAAGCTCAGCTTCTGTTAGCCAATAGATTGCAATAGTAATAGCAACAATCCACATTGTGAATGTAAATAACCACTCCATTTTCAACTCTTTCCACATATAATAAGTATCAGAGATTGAAACTGGAATTTCTCTAAATCTAATGATTGTATAGCCTAAATAGGCTAAAATCAAAGTAACTGCGATAAAATAAAAAGCAATCATAATTTTAAATTTTAATCATGCAAATATAACAATTATTCATCGTCTAAATCAAACTTGAATTGATTGACAATAGAATAAAGTTCTATGATTGAAGAATCAAGAGCTTTACTTGCATCTCTAAGCATTTCAAGATTACTAATTACATTATCTAATTGTTCAATTATAGGTCCAAAAGAAGTCGCTCTATGGAAGAGTTTATTCTTTTCTTTACAGGCTTCACCCACTGCAACACGTAGAATATTGATAAAATCACTGCTGTCAAACTCAGTAGAATATTTTGCCGCAATCTCATTAATAATTTTGTCATCTCTCATAATTCAATTTTTAAATCAGCTTTACACATAGTTAAGAAATTTTGTAATTCATGAATAGATGTAA